TGCCCTCTCCTTTTCCTTACAATCATGTAAGTTGTTTAAGATGTAGCTGTTTAGATTACGCACCTCTTCGTTAAGCCCTGTGTTAAACTTATTACTCTTAGTCTTAACAAAGTTGTCTGCCTCTAGCTCTATCTTCTTCATTATTTATTTTCTACTTTCTTTAGGTAGTCTACTGCCTGTTGTACTCCCTCAAGATTATCACTTAACATACCTATACCACGATTACAACTACCACATAGATGCCCTCTATACTCGCCTGTCTTATGGCAGTGATCTAAGTGTAGCTTCTGACCTTTAAGTTCTTTAGAATCTACACCACAGCATTCACACTTACCAAAAGCCTTGTGTCCGTGTATCTTCTTAAGACTTCTTTGTATAGCCTCAGCTTTAATAGAACAGGCTTTACACTTATTATGAAGATGCTTATTAGAAGTACCATCCTTTGATACATAAGAATATGCTATATAAAAATGTTTTTCTGTTTCTGGAAATACTTCTTCACAAACTGTACATTGTTTATCTCTAACGTCAGTAGGTGTATCTTCTCTTTCCATATCCTCAAACAAGTTAAACTTTAACTGCATCATGTATCCTCTGGTATAGCATTACACATAGGTAATATAAAAACTTTTTCAGTAAGTTCTTCTGGTAGGTATGTGTATACGCTTGTCATTGCACGTGCTGCACCATCAATACAGCTATCATATGTGTCATATAGAATAGGTGAGGCTCTTATTGTTGGCTCCTCACCCATCATATATGCTATTAACACAAGGACATACACTATTCTTGTCCTTCAGAGTCAAACTTATCTTTGACGTAATCTACTCCTTGTGTTACCTTAGGTTCTACATAATCATAAGTAGAACTACCTACATCACTAGCTACTTCAATAGCTGCAATGCCTACAAAAAACATTACTAAAACTTCAATCATTTAATCGTTCCTTTAGTTCGTTGTAGCCACCAACATGGTGACCTTCATTGTCCCAGATTTGGGGTACAGTATTCATACCTGCCTGTCGCATCAATGTCAACAACCACCTACTACTAACTGTATCAACAGAGTAAGGCATAAACGCTATGCCTTTCTCCTCTAGTAAGTTCTTTGCTTTGTTACAGAACCCACACTTACTTGTTCCTAGTACTATATACATAGCTTATACTAGGTCTACAATTTCACAAGAGTCTCCAGAGCAAGCCATTGTTTGCATAGACACTGTGTTATCTTCACTCTCGTAGTCTGACAACTCTGACCAATCAATACTTGTAGGCATCTCTGAGAGTAGTGCTTTGTATGCTTTTTTATCTATCTCTTGATAAGGTGCTTGCTGGTATGAGTGATCTGAGTGTGGCAAAAATGACACACCTGACATCTCATCAAAGTGTTTGTACACAAATGCACCAACATCCATCCACTCTTCATCACGTACTGTTATAGTAACAGATGGCTTATGCTCACACCAATGCCGTTGATATGTAAGCCATAGATCTAGTTGCTCTACAGCAGTCATATCATTACGTGTAACTGCTTTCTCTGGTGACTTAACTGGGAAGCTAAACACAACTGTAGAGTCAGGCTTCATAACGCACGGCTCATTAGGTACACCTCTATCAATCATAAACTGTGTTAGAGGGTCTTTAATGTCACCACGTACAGTACGAATATAGTAAGGGCTGTGTCTCGCATGGATTCCACTGGCGCTATCTACAAGCTGTGAAACCGTGCCACTTGGTTTTACGCAGCTGATAGCAGTACTAGCAGGTATACCTAGTAGGTTAGCCCAATCCCTATTAGTTTCTACAGCAACAGAACGTAGGTGCTCTAGTGTCTTCTTCAGACCCTTGTTCTTCTGTGTCATTAATGGGTTGTCCATGATACCTGTCATAGATACGCCAAGCAATCTCTCTTCTGCTGTATTGTTTTGCCATACTTTACGTAGGTAAGGAAACTTAATCAGCATTGATTGTATTGTACCTAAGATAGTAGCGAGTCTAACCTTACGCTCAAGATCTTCTAGTGTATCAGTAGCACGTACTACACACTCCGTTAAGTTACAGAATTGGTAAGGGCGTAATATTATCTCGCTGCACGGGTTGCAGCCGAACTCATAGTTAGGATCACGTCTACCATTCTTAGCGGCTTGTACCTTAGATGCTTGTCTGTTAAAGATACCACGCTCACCAGACTTAGACTCAACCAGAGACAACCATTCACGCATAAATGTTTCCATATCTGGCTTCTCACTGTATGCTACAGAGTTATTAGCTAGTGCTCTATGCCCTGCAGTTTCCCACCACTGTCCTGACTTAGCGTGACGCATACGATCATCAGATAAATTACTCAATGAAATCATAGCACTACGGCGTACACCACCTACAACAACTATCTGACCTATGAAACACATAAGGTCGTGACATTCCATAGAGCTAAGCTTACGTCCTTGTGCGCCCTTGAAAGTAGCTACAGCAAAGTTAAACAGTTCTACTAACGGCGCTGGTCCTGATGCTCTACCGCCAAACGTTTTAAGTCTTGCACCTGCAGGACGAACCTGAGACACATCCCACTTAGGTATTTCACCAGCCCATAGGAGTGCTAGAACTTGACGGAAACCCTTAGCCCAACCTTCTTTGCTGTCCTTAACGACGACGATAGACTCACTGTCGAAAAGATCAGGAACTTCTGGCAACTTTTTGATGAACTGTCTCTCGACAGAGAAGCCAACACCCGTACCACAGAGAAGGATATACATAGCTTCATCGAAGGACTTAGGGTCATCTACGGGTAAGTAACTACAATTATATCCTGCTGTATTATCACGATCTAAAGCAGGACCAGCTGTCATCATCGCTCTCATACTAGGCATTATTTCCTGACCCAGTATAGCCTGTTCAAGGTTCATTACATCTGTATCAGCAAATAAACTATCGGCTGGAACTACGCCAAGATTAAGTGCCTTACGAACTACATTATCCATGTAGCGTTCCACTGTTTCTCCCCAAGATTCACGCCCTTTGCCATCAAAGTATTTAGCGTAGCGTGACTTGTGTATAAATGCTTGATAGTCTGTTGGTAGTTGGTTACTCATCTATTATCTCCTGATCCTTTTATAACACCACGTGCAGCGCGGCTGTTTAGTTTATACATATTCCTCTGTATTATATCCTGTAGATTACTATCAAAGTAGTTAGCTATAGCAACTGTATAAAACAATACGTCACCACATTCCTTGAGAATACCCTCTTCATCATTAGTATCATCACGCAGAACACGCTTTATCTTACCATGTAGCTCTCCTACTTCCTCACACAAACCTAATAGGTTTTCCATTAGCCTATCCTCAGGCTTTGTTACAATCATGCTCTCAACAAAATCAGAATACTCTGTAGGTGTTGAGTCAATCAGATTGTTTATTGCTTCTATGTCTTCTCTAGCAATCATTTTCTCTCCTTAACGTTTAAATTTTCTATACTCATATCATCCACGTCATATATAACATCTGTTATTAGATCGTGTACATCTTTCTCATGGCTATCATTACTAGATGATAGTATATTATTGTTGTCGTCTACCTTAGCTACAAATGTAATATTAAACTTTTTCATGCGTTACCCTTAGTCTTAGTCCATCGGTTTAGTAATATAACATTATCCTCTACACTGTAACCCTCATCTGTTTCAATCAGAGCTTCTGCATATTGTTCTGGGAACATCTCCTGTAAAAGCTCACCTCGTATATCTACAAAATCTTCCCATGCCTCAGGATATATATCTAAAAACTTCTGTGCTGCTGCCATAGTAAGAGCTTCTTCCAGTGCTGCCCTCATACCTTCATGTGTTTCAGCTTCACCAAATATTAAACCTGTCTTGATGTGACCTGTCCACTCACCTTCTCTAGTAACAGGGTGTAGTATAATAGCGATGTCTCCAGGCTTTACTTCGTAGCTCATTACAATCTCCTCTTTACTTTGACACGTTGCTCTTTCATACGCTTACCCTTCTCTAGTAGCCAGCCCTCAGGTATTACTCTGTGCGCCCACTTAAAGCCATTCTTCTCACACCAATCACAGTATCTACTCTTAGCACCCTTGTATAGCTTAGAGTTTGCGTTACTGAATACAAAGCGTATGTCTAGCTTAGGATGTTGCTTATGTATTTCTACGTGTTTACGACGGTCTCCAGAACTGAATAACCCTTTGGTCTCAATTATAATACCATTGTCCAGTTCGAAGTCTGGTGTATAGGTGCGATACTTTAAATCTTCCCACTCTATCTTTAGCTTTTCATAGGATACAATCTTCTGACGTGTCTCTAAGAATGTAGCGGCCTCTAGTTCAAGGCCACTACGATAGTTTCTTCTATTGTGTTTACGAACCACGCCCATCTCCTATGTGTACGTACTCTACCATAGGGGGTTCGTTCTTACCCTTATACACACGCGAAGGTAATTCCTGTAGATCCCAACACTTGTGTTTAAAATCACACCAGCCACAAGTATCTTTATCTAGTACTAAGTTACCACTAGGCTTCTTAAAATATGTCTCAGGTATTGGATCATAACAACGCTTGAAGGGTTCATCATTCTCAATGTAATCTACAGTAGCTTGGATGCCTTCTAGTACAGCTTCCTTGTCTACCTCTGATGCGTCTACATACTTGAACTCACCGTTCCCTTTGTTGACTACCCACCAACCACCTACATCCTTTCCTGCGGCTTCTGCGTAACCTACAAGCTGTGATACGTATCCAAAGCTATCTTTTTTGTTGAGTGTATCGAAGCTTTCAAACTTGTTCTTGTATCCCCAAGGAGAGGAAGACTTAACATCGTCAATCTTACCATCCATCTCCATATCGTACTCACCCTTGATCTCCTGACCATTGGGTAGTTTGAGTGTGACAATCTCATTGTCTTTAAACTCTTGGTCTACTGCACGAAGTAATCCTTTGAACACAGCCTCAACGATATCACCAAGGATCATGTTCATTAAGAAGTGTGGTGGGAAAGGTCTACGATCTTCTGGATCATTCTTTTCAAACCACAACTGGCATGGAGCTTTACCTATGTTAGACATACGTAGGCGAAAGTCACCACGTGGGGGAGAATTAAACTGTTTGTTCAACGCTGCCTCAACATCAGCGGCAACCTGTTTGGTCACCGCCTCTGTCATGTTTGCTTCACCAGCTAAAGCCTTCTGCAGAAAACTGTAGATTGCTAATTCTGCTGGGTGATTCATGGGCTTACCTCGATGAAGTCATTGTTGATAATGTCTGTTACTACAGACTCATCATCCTCAGACATAGCTTTGTCAAACCTCTCATGGTATAAGTCTAAGATCTTACCATTACTGTACTCGATAAGCTCAATGAAATCTTTTAACATCTCATTGTCACCCTCACCAAGATCAACCTTTTCACCTGATCCTGCTTTGATCTTACCAAACTTAGCGCCTGTTGGGATGCTATCTTCTACGCCCATAAACTTAATAGTAGACATGATAGGTAGTAAGTTCTTGCGCTTCAGCACACCTAGAACACCATTGATGCTCTTGAGTGAGTCACGATTCTTAACGTCCATAACAAACGGCACATCTTTATATGCTGACTTGTCAAGAGATTCACCCTTCTCATTGATAGGATCATCAAGTGTTACTGTACCATAGTAAACATTAACACGTTTAACACTACGAATAACCTGCTTAGTAGCATCATCTAAAGCTTGGAAGTCTTCGATCCAACCTGATGGTCTACCCAAGTTGAAGCCACCTATGCTATCCTTCATGTCACCATTGAGTGAATTAGCTAAGACAGACTTCTCCATCTCTTCTGTTTCACTGTTCCAACGTTGCCATTGTTGGCGCTGGGCAAAGATACGTACTGTAATACCATTACTGTAGATCTTTTCGTCACCACGATTGAGGATGAATGCACCTACTGGTACTACCTCAGTCTTGATTGCCTTACCACCTACGTCTATTTCACCCATGAGGGGTGAGTGCAGCATACCCATACGTGCAATAGATGGTGTTGCATCACCGCTAGACGCTGACACGCCCATAAGTTCTGCCATTGATTGACCGCGTTCGTTCGCGATTGATAGTTCATTACTCATTTCTATACCTTTCTATAGATTCAAAGAGTTCCTAGTTATACATCATACATCAACTGTGTCAAGCCAGTTTGATCCGATTTTTGCTTCAAGTAGTAGTGGTACATTCATCTTTACATTGTACGTTTTTTCTACAAGATCGTTTATGTTATCGTTAAGTGATTCTATTATATTAATAACTTGTTGTTCTTCATCAGGGTGTATGTCAATTACCATACTGTCGTGCACTGAATTAACTACGACAGAGTTGTATGGTTGTAACAATTCGTGAAGTTCGTTCAACACAATAGGTACTACATCACCTGTTGCAAACCCTTGCACTGGGTAGTTCTTAATCATTGTGAAGTGACTTGGCATACCATTGTCCCTGCGTTTTACATTAGGGAAAGCATACTGTCGCCCTGACTTATTAGTTATCTTATTAAACCGTAATGCCTCATCGCCTAACTCTTTATGCCATGCAGCAATACCCTCATACTTCTCAATAAAATGTTTATAGTAAGCGGCTTCAGCCTTAGATCTTCCATACCCTGTAGCTCCGAAGAGAGGGGCAAATGTATGTGCCTTGGCATCCTGGCGAGAAGTCTTCTGCCCTGCATCTGTAATAACTTTAGCAGTGTAACTATGCACATCAAACCCTGTGTCTATCTCTTTCATAGCAGTCTCATCTTGCGCTAAGAACGCAGCAGTACGAAACTCAAGTTGAGCAAAGTCAGCTTCCATAATCTTACCATTTTCCCACCGTGAAACAAAGACTTTCTTCACAGGAAACGTACCACCTCTGGGCATGTTCTGCATGTTAGGATTGCGTCCACTGAAACGTCCAGTAGCTGTTATGTGCTGAGTTAAACTTACATGTAAGAACCCATCATGCTTAGTGTAGTTTGATATACCCTCAACAAAAGAACTTAGATAACTACTAATAGCAGACAAACGTTTAAGATCATTAAGAAAAGACTCAGCCTCTGCCATGTTATTGTTTCTTGCAGTAGCCGCTAAGATCTGTAGGTTATCTTTACTTGTACTAAATCCATTAGCACTAATCCATTTCTTATTAGGTGCTGTAAACTTTAGACCAGCGACTTGTTTTGTTTCTTTTAGCTGAAACCCTCGCGTGTCACAGTCCTTACACTTGTTAGGTCTAGCATACTTTGTACCATCCTTCTTTACTTTATATGTCTTGCCTTGTCCCTCACAGGTAGGGCATGTAAATGCTTCTGTTCTATATACACGTTTAGAGTTTGCTTTAACAGCATCTTTATATTCATCTACTGTAGAGGTAAACTCAAACAGATCAGCCCACTCTTTCTTGTTAACCATACGCAGAGAGAATACAACCTGAGACATCTGCTCTGGGCTACTAAGATTTATAGGTGTGTCACCCATAAGCTGACGAACTTTCTTCTGTAGTCTACCTTCAATCTCTGCCTTCTCTTGTTCAAACTGTAGTCTTACTTCGTCAAGGGCAGATCTATCCACCCTGATTCCCGACATGTACATTCTGGTGAGGGTTTTACAGGTGGTAAAGGTTGTATCTCTAATGACTTTGAGACCTTTGGATTCGGGCTTGGCGTAGTCTGCTTCGATACTATGGAACAACCAGCTAGTTGAAAGCAGGTCACACCTAAGATAAAAGCTAAGCTCATCCAACGGTATCTCATTTGTAGTATAGCCTTCTTTAAAATATCTTTTAAGTGTATCATCTTTCTGTACCTCTAGGTTTCTGCGTTCAGCACAAGCACCTAAGCTTAATGGAGTGCGTTGCCCTCTATCAAGTATATACTCTGCTAACATTGTATCATAGATCAAGCCATCATACTTGAAGCCTGACTCCCACAGCCACATCAAGTCATGCTGCGCATTGTGCATTATGAGTAGTGTTGTTAAGTCTAGTATATCCTGGACTAGCTTATGCCCAGCGCCTGACGTATCCTTTGCTTCATCATGGTCTATGTTTACAATGTGTAGTTCATCATGGTTGTCTGCATTAACCATACCAACTTGGACTAGATGATTGTCAATTTCAAACGGGTCCATGTGATCTTTGCCGTTGCGTTTTGTTGTGCTATTCTCAACGTCTAATACTAATCTCATATCTTACCTCAAGCTGAATAGATAGAGCGTGATCCATCCAATACACAGGCGATCCTACCCTGATACCCATTCAACTTATTCTTGGCTAGGTTTAAAAAACGAACTGGGTCTTCATCTCCCCCTTCAACTTGTGGTGCTTTACCTATCAATAGCATCAGGTCAGCTTCAGCTGCCTTTCCTGTCTTAGATCCTTCCATCATTGCTTGGTTAAGATCTACCTTACCTTCTGCTTCAGCAGATAGTTGTGACATCCAGATCACACAGCAATCATACTGCTTAGCAATGTTACGTGCATGGATAGCAGCAGTCTTGAGTGTGATGTCACTTCTCTCACTACTCACATCAGCAAACTTATCTCCCATATCTAACACTACAATGTCAGGCTTCTCTTGTTTAACAACAGACTCAACCCATGCCATACCCTTACCTGTACTATCCTTGAACAAGACATTCTTGCGGATAGGTTCATAACGTTTCTGTGCTAGAGCTTTATTCTCTCTGACTTCTTTCATTGTCATGTTAGCTGTTGCACTTATGTAACGTGCAGCAACACGTGTGTATGCCTCTTCATTACACAGTACAATACACTTAGCGCCCTGATGTGCAAAGCCCTCAGCACCTGCTATAATACTGGCATGGAAAGAAGTTTTACCAGTATTGGGACGAGCGCCAACCAATACAAGGTGACCACCACTAACACCTTCCACCCTACGAGCCAAGGAAGATATGTTAAATCCCCACTTGGATTCCAGAAGCGTTGCATCAAGTATCGTGTCAAGACTATTATCATCCCAATCAACACGCAGGTTAGGAGTAAAATCATTTTTGTATTCCTCTAATAGTTGTCTCAAAGGTTCTAAGCTATCCTCTGTACCATTAACAAAGTCAAATCCTAGGTTAGCTACACGATCACCTACATGCTGTTGAAACAACTGTGATAGTGTGTCTTGTGCTATCTCTTCTTTGATAGGCTCAGTAATTGATATACGTTTAAACAGATCTTCATATGCTCCACGTGTTGCTGTGGTAAGACTAGCATTCATTCTATTGAACACAGCCTCTAGATCCGCAACAGTTAGGTCACCCTCATAGGCTTCCATAGCACCATCAAGTGCCTGTTTAATCTTACGTACATCCTTACTAAATATTTTATCTGGGCAACGTATACCCTTATGTTGATCATAGAAGTTACGATCTAGTAACGTTTTAATCAGTGCTAATTCCATCATTCTTTATGTCTCCTACAACAATATATTATATATCTACTTTTGGCTCCAAGTAATATGCTCCTGCACTACTCTTATACGCAGCCATAATGTCCAACCACTGTTGGCTACTCATGATTAACATTTGATAAGCATCCATCTCAGGTTCAAACTGTCTCATGTATACAGTACCCTCATCACCAAAGATTATCTCTATGTCTTCATACTTATCTGTATGATCTAGTGTAGTTATTATAGACGCATCAGATTCAAACTCAACTGTGAACATCTGATCCCTCCGCTACAATTATATTTACCTGTGCTACATTACCTATAACTTTAACAATCTTAAAGTCTAATCCTTCTTTGGTGAGTAATCTTCTTAACATTGATACTGGTATCATACATCTGCCTTTCCTGTTAGTTTTATTAACCTAGCTAAATACCACTGTGACTTTAGTAGGTCTTCTTGTTTGTTCTTATATCTCCAGCGATGTAGATACTTAGCAATGTTACCTCTCAGATAACCTATGTATTCTTCTTCGGTTAGGAAGTCTTCTATGTAATCAATACATTCAATCCTACCTTTACCATAGTGTGCTGGGTTGTTTACGTTATCCATTCTGTCCTCTGATAATAATTCTGGTATAGAGTTAGGGTCTACCATAGGTTTAATACTTACTCAAGTCAGCAAGTTTCTCCATGTCTTCTGGCATACGATACTTTATATCATCAGAAAGACTTAGTGCTACTGTTTTGTTTCCTGTCCACAACTCTATCTCTCTGCGGTACTCTATAGTCTTTGATAGTGCATCAGGATCTAGTGCAATTACAGCCTTGTCATACTCACCTATCTTCTCAAAGTGTTTATGGTTCATGCTAGTACCCAGGATTGCCATGCAAGTTACATCAGACAATTCTTGATAGGCTACAATAGCTGAGACTACATCCTCTACAATAAGTATTGTATCACCTTCACCTACTGTATAGTAGTCTGCTGCGCCTGTGTAGCGATACCACTTAGGTGTTTGAGTAGCACCTACTGCTCTACCTATAGCATCAATCATCTGATGTTTGTAGTATATAGGAAAGACTACCCTCTCCTGTTGAACGTCATAGAATGTGTTACCTACTATACCCCAGCGCCTCATGAATCTATTGTGCTTAGTATGTTGTCGTGTTGGTTCTACTAGCTGGGCTGGTATCTCCATAGTTTCTACCTCTCTCTTGGTTTGATCTTGCGCTGGGCGTAAGTGTCTGCGTATCTCAGATGCAGTCATGTCTGTATCAAACTTACCACCTACATTACACCCTAACTTATAACAGTTATACATCAATACACCATACTCGCAAGAGGCTGAGAAAGTATTCTTACCTCTACAGAAGGGACAGTCACCTCGGTGTGATCCATGTGCGGTTACAGATGCAGCATACTCTCTGTGCTGTTTCCAGTTATGTTTACTCATCCTCTAGCCAACTTCTTTATACCATAGTGTTCTTCAGTATCGGTTCTGATAGCATGGCAGTTTGCACACAGTACCTGACACTTAAATAACTCTTCTCTTAATATCTTATTACTCTTAGTTTTCTTACCATAAGCTAGATAATGTGCTTTTGTAGCTATTAAAAACTTCTTATTCTCAGGTACTATATGATCAAAATGTAGTGCTGATGCGAAAGCTCTATACCCACAATGTGCACAACCCTTTATTGACTTATACCTACGAAGTATAGCCTGACCCTTATCATAGTTTTTTCTTAAACGTAACCTATCTTTTTCTTTACTCTCTTCACTTCTCACTCTCATCTTCATTCCCTCTCGCTGATAGTGCCTTAGATGCACCACTTAATGTGTTCACCATGTAGGGCTTAACTGATTGTATATTCTTATGTCCTGTTACCTGCATGATATTAGCTAAGTCAACCCCACCTTCCATCATTTCAGTCACAGCGGTACGGCGTAAGTCCATAGCTGTAAGCTCTCTAGGTAGATTAGCTTCGTCCAGTACCTCATTGATAAGTAAGGATATTTCACCCTTATCATATGGTGTGTATGCACCTGACCTTGGTTTAACCCTAGGTGCTACATATTCCTGGAATCCAAAGTCTTCCTTTTGTTGTCGCAGCATATCACACAAACCATTAGATATGGGTAGGTGTATCTCAGCATTACGTTTACTTTGTGTTAGGTCTAAGCGACACTGATCTAAGTCTAAGGTATCCCAAGTCATAACTCTCATGTCACCTATACGCTGACCCCAATCATATGCCATGTGTACAATAAGACTAATGCTACGCCATCTAAAGTCACTGTAACCTGTCTCAAGAAATGTTTTGATCTGGTCTCTACTCCAGTACACACGCCTAGGTTTGCTAGACTTGGTAGGTACAAGTGCTACTGGGTTGTGTATCATTACGTCCTGTCTCATGGAATACTTCCAAGCAGCAGACAGTACAGACTTACGATAGTTTGCTGTGCGTATGCCTGTCTGAAGCCACGTATCATATGCCTGTATAAGATGTCTTACCTTAAGATTAGTACAGCGATACTCACCAAGGGACTTGCCTTCCACAGGTGTACTAATTACAGACGCTAGATGTATTTCATAATCCTTTTGAGATGTACCAGATAGTCTAGCAAAGGCAGGTGATACCAGATAAAAATCTATGATATCACACAGCTTAGCATTACCCTTGGGTGGTTTCATGTTATCTTCCTTTCACGTTTCTGTACCAGATATATAAGAACCCACCTATGTAGGCAGCAATCACAGTTAATGGTAGTAGATGCATTAGAATGTTGGATGCCATACGTCACCTTCCTCTATAGTCTTTTTAATATAGGATGCTTCGTTCTCATACATATGAGCCTTAGCTTTGTTTCCATCCCAGAGAGCATCATCAGCTAACCTCATCAAGTAAGCATGATACTTCTGAGCAGGTAGTAAGCGTGTGTCTTCACTCATCTTGCATTCCTTTCCTTTACCCATAGCCTTTTAAGTCTAGTATTTCTACCACCCTTAGCACCTGTCTCCTGCCTATTCTTTTGGGCAGTCCACTGGTCACCCTCTTTGTAGTTGCGTATGTTAAACATCTCACGCATCCTTTTGTTCTCCTGTTCACAGACACTTAGGTGTGCAACCCTCAGTCTTTCTTCTTGATCAAGCATTGGTTTCTTCCTGCCATTCTTGGTAGCATACGTACTCACCATCTAAGTCAAACTCTTCTATCAGTTCAGTAGGTATACCATCCTTCCAATCTGCTTGGCTAAAGTCATACTCAAAGCAGTCGTCTGTTTCTAAAGCACTATCATACTGTCCTATGTAACCTATTCCTGGCTCATAGTAGGATGCCTCGATGTCAACCTTTAATCTATCAGCACCTGTATCATACGCACTTGTGGGTGGACTCCATGCACTGTCGAACCCTAAGTGTAGGTTGGATGTATCACCATCCTCAAACAGATTAACCTCTACATCAT